CAAAAACATCACCTTCAGTTACTTATGGTACAAATGGTTTCTTTTTAAAATTTGATAATTCTGCAAACATGGGATTAGATTCATCTGGTCAATCAAATAGTTTTACAACAACTGGTACAATTATTCAAACTAAAGACACACCATCAAATGTTTTTGTTACGTTAAATCCACTTTATAAACCAAATTTAGCTGTAACTTTAAGCAATACTAATACAAGTTGGACAAATAGTGGTTCAAATGGTTGGCATAATAGTGGTGCAACATTAGGAGCATCATCTGGAAAATATTATTGGGAATTAAAAAATATTTCAAATCAAGCAATTAAAGTTGGAGTTATAGGCCCAGCAGTAAATATGTCAGCGTCAAATACACAAGACCTTACTACTGGTGTTACTTATTTTGATAATCAAGGTTCAGGTTCAGTAACTGTTGATGGTTCAAATAGTGGTTCTTATGGAACTTTTAATAATACAGATGTTATGGGAGTTGCAGTAGATATGACAAGTTCAACAAAAGCATTTTCAATATATAAAAATGGAACAGCTTTATTTACTGATCTTGCAATAAGCACAAATATAGAAACAGCAATTCCATTTTTTAGTTACTATGGTGCTTCAAATACTTTTAATGTTAATTTTGGAAATGGCTATTTTGGAGCAACTGCTGTATCTTCAGCACAAAACCCAGCTGATGGAAATGGTATATTTGAACATTCAGTTCCATCTGGATATAGAGCTTTATGTACTAAATCAATTAATGCAGAGGAGTATAGTTAATGGCACAAATAAATAAACCAAATTTACATTTTAATCCTCTTTTATATACTGGTAATGGTTCTTATGGACATGCAATAACAGGCGTAGGATTTCAACCAGATTGGGTTTGGATAAAGAGTAGAAGTAATACTGATGATTCTAATATTTATGATGCAGTTAGAGGTACAGATAAAGGAATAAGTAGTAATACTAATAGTGCTCAATTTACAGGTGTTAATTTATTACATAGTTTTGATAGTAATGGATTTACAGTAGATGACCACACACCAATCAATAGAAATGGTGGAACTATTGTAGCTTGGAACTGGAAAGCAGGTGGGTCTGGGTCAGCAAATACAGACGGTTCTATTAATACTACAGCTACTTCTGTTAATGCAGCGGCAGGATTTTCAATTTCAAAATACACAGGCACAGGAAGTAATGCAACAGTTGGCCACGGATTAGGTGCTGTACCATCATTAATAATAGCTAAAAATACAGGCGGAGCTACAGATTGGAGAATGTATCATAAAGGTTTAGGTAATGATAAAAGTATTGCTATAAATTCTACTGGAAACCCTGGAACTGGAAGTGATTATTGGCAATCAACAACACCAACAAGTTCAGTTTTTTCAATAGGAACTAATACTGGTACTAATTCAAATGGAGATGAAATAGTAGCTTATTGTTTTGCAGAAAAAAAAGGATTTTCTAAGTTTGATTTTTATCTTGGTAATGGAAATGCTGATGGGCCATTTGTTTATACTGGTTTTCGACCTGGTTTTGTTTGGGTTAAAAATACTCAACAAAGTGGTGACCATTGGTATATTTGGGATAACAAAAGACCAGGATATAACGTAACACAAAAATACCTTGGATCTAGTAGAAATAATGCTGAAGCAGACAGTGCATCTTATGCTATTGATATGGTGTCAAATGGTTTTAAAATAAGATCTACAACAGGTGCTATTAACAATAATGGTGAAAAACTTATTTACATCGCATTTGCAGAATCTGCATTAGTTGGCACAAATAATATTCCAGGAGTGGCTAGATAATGAGTGAAGTAAAAGTAAATAAAATTAGTCCAAGATCCGGGACCAACGTACAACTAGGAGATAGTGGTGATACTATAACTATACCTAGTGGTGCAACGTTTGCTGGAACACAAAACATTGCAAACTCAGCTCTTAC